GACGTGCTTCGGCCAGCGCCCACGGGTCGCCCTCGGTGCCGGCGCTGGTCGCCCAGCGGTCGCGCTCGTCGCCGATGATGTAGCGGGCGGGCGCGGAGGCCAGAGCCGAGGCGCTGTTGGAGCCGGTCAGGGTGAGCATACCGCCCGGGAAAGACTTCTGGAGGATCGTGTTGCCGCTGTCCTTGGCCTTGACGTCGTGCACCTTCGCCTTCAGGGGCTTGCTGTCGCGGATCATGGGGGCCACGCGGAGGCGGCTGAACTTTCGGGCGTCGTCGATGGTCGGGTGGACGTAGAGGATGCTGCCGGGGTCTTGGTCGATGATGTAGCCGATGATGTTGAGCTCGAGCTCGGACTTGCCGACCTGAGAAGCGGCTACCATGACTATTTTGTGCACCTTCGGATCCGTAAAGGCCCGCATGGGCTCCTCGAGGTACGGGGTGCGCTTGGTGCGCCACGGGCCGGCCTCGGCTGAGCTTTCCCGGGAGAGGCGGCGGTGCTTGTCGGCCCACTCGTCTACGGTCAGACTCTCAGGCGGGGCGAAGCGTTTGACCGCTCCGGCGATGGCGGTATTGAGCTTCGCGGCGGCTTTTTTAGTCGTCCGCGTCATCGGCGAGCTGTTCGCCCCAGCCTTCCCGATCCCTTACTCGCCGGGCGTACACCTCGGGATCGTATTTATAGCCGGCCAGCTCCGTCAGGATCTTGTAGACCTCTGTGCGGATGATCTCGGACGCCTCGGCGGGTGTTGCTGCGCCGGTGACGTCGACGGCCAGACGGCCCGGCAGGGCCACGAGCATCGACCTGATATTGTAGACGAGGTCGGTCATCACAGCCTCGACGTCCTCGCTGCGGTGCATGGTGCCCTCGAGCTCGCTGAGCTGGAGGGCGGCGATGTCTGCCTTGCTGCGCTTGAGGTCAGCCTCAGCCTCCAGACGCCGGCCCTCGATCTCGCTGTCCTTCTTCGACGGCTCCCGGCCGTTGGCCTTGGCCGTCAGGTATCGGATGTACCTCTGGATCGTCGGCAGCAGGTCGTAGCGGTTGGCGTTGCCTTCCTTGACCGCGGCGATGACGCCCTCCTTGGTGAGCTGCTGCACTCGGCGGGGCGTCATGTCGAACAGGGCTGCGATGGTCTTGCTGTCGACGAGCTTGTTGTTGGTTGGGTTCGGCATGGCGTTCCCTCCTTTCTGCCGCTCGGGCGAAACGAAACGGCCCGAAAAAAATTTTTCCCGGCTGCGCGTTTTTTGGGCTCGCCAGCACCGCAGGCCAGAGAGGCGCGTCACAGTACCTTCGGCGCGTCGGTGCGCGCGTGGAGGCGTCTGCGAGGCGCTGTGCTGCGCTCTGTGCGTGTCTGGTGTTGTTTGGTGGGCTCGGTGCCGGGCGTCTTGGTGGGACGCCCTGTGCGCCGCTGTGGGCTATTTCCCGAGGGCTCTGTCGAGGTTGTGCTGGAGTCGCTTGGCTGTCTCGTCTTGGAGTCGCTTCAGGATCTTCTCATTGGTGCGCTCGCTGGTTATCATGGACGGCACCGAGATGGTGGTAAACTTCTTGATGTCGGTGCGTGTCCGGCTCATTCTTTGGAATGGAATGGCGCTGACGCCGCCGGCCTTGGTGTTGCCCGTCCCCATGAGGATATTGTGCGATCGCTCGGAGTACGGGCCGCCCGGGGTGCGGGTGTTCAGATAGCGGCCGATGACCTTCTTCTGCCCCTTGACCACCTGCATCCGCAGCGTGTAGCTCTTTCCCGGCGGGGCGGTCTTTGGTGTCATGCCGAAGTGCACTGGGGTGAGCATCCGGCCGGAATAGGTGATGGTCAGTTCCTCGATGGTCTCACCTGAGACGCTGACGCTGCCCGCCATCTTCTTCGGCTTGCTGCTGTTCTTGCCAGACGGGGTGATCTCTCCCTTCTTGATGTTGTAGACCGATGTGACTTCCTGAGCGATCCAGCTCGGCGCTCTGGCCTTGACGTCGCGGACGGTGGCCTTCACGGCCTTGCGGCCCTGCTCGTCGATCTGCGCGACAGTGTCCATGAGCTTTTGGAAGTTTTCGACCTGCATGGTGATAGTTGCCTTTGCCGTTATTGTCACCTCCTGAATATGCAAAAAGAGACCGGCGGGCGTTGGTTCGCCCGTCGGCCTCTTGCCGTCGGTTGTTATTCGGTTTTCCTCTGGTCAGCCGCTCGGAATTGTCACGGCGTTGCCCGTGTGTCCGGCGGTCTTTTGCAGGATATAGGATAGCACGGGTCGCTACTGCTTTTCAATTCCTTTTACTTCCCTTTTGTTCCTTTTACTGCGTTTTACTGCCGCAGCTCAGGCAGGGGCTCCAACTCGTCCAGTACGGCGGCGAGGTTGAGCAGGGCGCGGCCGTGGATCTTGTATGTCCTGTTCTGGTAGGCGTCCACTCTTTCGACGTAGTCACGCCGATCACCGAACAGGGCGCCGCAGGTGCTCTCCCAGTCGGCCCGGTCGAAGTAGCGCAGCCGGATGACGGCGCGCTCGTCGGGGTCGGAGAGCTGGAGGATCAGGCCCTCGATGGCGTTGCGCTCCTGCTTCTCCTCAGCCTTGAGCCGGTCGATCTGTTCCTCGAGCTCCATTTTCCGCTCCACCATCATGCCGGTGCGGTCGGATGGTGTGCCAGATCCGCGGGGCATACCTGTCAGGTCAGGGCCGGGCGGGGAGGCCATCGTCATCTCCATGCGGTCGAGGCGCTCGAGTTGGTTGTCGATGTCCCTCAGCACGGCGGTGTAGGCCGCGAGCCTGTCCTTGATCCGTTGTGTGATCGGCTTCTCGCTCATTATGTCAGGGCGTCACTCCTGCTCACCTCCTTCCTCGTCAGGCTCGAAGATCGCGGCGATCTCCTCGCGCGGTAGCTCTCGGCCTTGACGGACGCAGCGCACGTTGTTGTCTCCAGTAGTTTTGATGTAGCGCCGCACGATCACGTCGCACCATTTCGGTTCGAGCTCGATCATGGCGCAGGTTCGCCCGGTGTTCTCGCAGGCTATGAGCGTCGAGCCTGAGCCTCCGAAGAAGTCGACCACGAGCTCGCCCGGCCGGCTGCTGCTCAGAATGGCCCGCTCGCACAGTGCGATCGGCTTCGGCGTTGCGTGCCCGCCTGCGTCGTCTCTTTCTGCTGTGTTTGTGATCGGGAAACGCCACACATCGGTCATTATGTCGTGCTCGTCGCTGTCGTTGTGTGTATTGTCGAAGAAGGCGCGCAGCTCCATCTCTTCTGCCTTCATGTTCTGGTATGCCTCGGGCGGCTTGTTGCGTAGCTTCATCACTTGATCGTGTGGAAGGCTGAAGGCTCTGCCCTTAAATGTCTGCTGGAGCTTTTTGTAGTGCCACTCCGGGATCGGTGTGAACTGTGATTTGCTAAACCAGTGCCCCCACATTTGAACGCCGGTGATCTCCGTGAGCTGCTTGGCCTTGAGGCCGACCTTCTGAGCCTCGCCGATCATATAATCGAGGATCGCCTCGTAAGCGTCATTGAAATGGTCTTTGTTATTGTTGAAGCCTTCGACGCCGCACATAACAAAGAGGCATTTCTCTGTTTCCCTCGGGTAGCTCCGCATGAGCTCACTGTTGACGCCGAATGCCGAGTGCTTCGCCCATGTGATGTAGTTTCTGAATGTGATCTGGTTCGCTGCGATCATCGGCCGAAGGATAAAGGCGTAAATATCCATGAGCGGCTCGTCGATACCCCAGCAGTACCAGCTCCCGTTTTCCTTCAGGATTGAGAAACTGAGTGCGATCCACTTCTTATTGAACTCGAGGAGATCGTTCTGGTTCTGGTTGTCGTTCTGAACGCCGTCGCTTTCTTTGCCCATGCCGTATGGCGGGTCAGTAAAAACGAGGTCGGCGTGTTGCCCGTCGGTTGCTTTCTGGACGTCGTCCATCTTTAGGCTGTCGCCGCAGTATAGCCGGTGATCGCCCAGCAGCCAAAGGTCGCCGGGCTCGGTGAATGGTTCCACCGGCGGCACCTCGGGCTCGGTGTCGCCGTCCTCCTTTTCCGGCTCGTCATCGTGCAGAGCTTCGGATAGCGCCGTAACAAGATTGCCGTATTCTTCTTCGGTGTAGCCGCTGAGCATGAACGGGATCTCGCCGGTGTCGATGTCGGCGAAAACCTCGGCGAGCATCTTGTTGTCGGTGGTGGCGAGCTCCGCGATGCGGTTGTCGGCCGTCAGGTCGGCCAGCTCCTCGGCCTCGCTGGCGTAGTCCTGATAGTCGACCGGGGCGTCGGTCAGGTCATCGAGCTGCGCGGCCATGAGGCGGCCGTGGCCCTTGGTGACGAGCCCGCTGCGCTTGCTGACGGTGATCGGAGCGCGCCAGCCGGTCGCCCGGATGATAGAGGCGAGGAGCTTGATCTGCTCCGGCGGGTGCTGGTTGGGGTTCTTGGGGTTAGGCCGCAGATCCTTCAGCGGGACGATGGCGTCGTGTGCGCAGAACACGGGGACGCTGCCGGCGTATGCCTTCGGCGTGGCCGTGGTGCTGTATTCCTCGATCTCGGGGCCGGTCTGCGGCTGCGGTTTGTCTTTTGCCATGTGGTTCCTCCTTTCAGCCGCGGTGAGATACCTCCGCTGCTGTGGCTGCGTCGAGGCGCTTCTTCAGGCGCTCCAGCTTGTACTCCTCGGCCTCGGCCGTGCTGCGGCCGAAGATGATGCGGAGCTGGTCGAGCATGATCTGGACGTCTGCCATCTCCTCGACCGCGTTCTCGAGTGCAGCCTTCGCCTCTGCGGCGCAGCTCACGCGCTTCACCTTGCAGAGGGCTTTGGTCAGCTCGGCCATCTCCTCGACGGCCATGTCCATTTGTGCCGGCGCGCCGTAGGTCGTGATCGCAC